GGTGAGCATCTCTAGTCCTATCATCACGGATTGCTTTCCATGCCTTCTGCCAATTTAAACCTGAGCTTTCTAATGCAAGAAGTTGTGCTTTACTCATCGCATTGGTAACTTCAGTTCTTGCTATTGTATTGGATCGTAGTTCTAGGTCTATTTGTTTTATTAGATTAGCTATCTGCTGATTGCTTAATCCATCTGCCCTACTCTTGCCAATTAACTCGTTTACTCGCTTAACACCTGTCGATAGCACTTCTGAAATTCTAAAGCCAATGTAGGTACTTAAAAAGCCATCCATTAGCTTTCTCCAGAATGAAGTCATTTCTCCTGTATTCTGAGGTGCTAGAGTACTTGCAATCTCGTCAAAGATATCTTTTGTCTGTATTTCTTGATTGGTGATTGGCTTAACAAACTCATTCCAAGTTAATGTGCCCTCATCCTCCATTATAAGCTGATACATGGCTTGATAAACCATTGATATACCTTGACTACTCACAGAGCCGATGTCTTGTCCTGACTCAAATAAACGAGCCATTTCATTATACTGCTCATTCAATGCTCGGTTGATTAGCCTAGCAAATCGTTTCTCAAAATAAGAATGCCTTGAAAGATATATTTTGTCTGTGTAGTTCATTTAGAACGCTCATATATTTCTACTCCTCCATAGATAACTAAGAAGCAGAAAGATACAGATAAAAGATAAGCAAATGGCTTATTTAACCATAAGGCAAATTCTAGTATGCCTGAGCAAATTGAAAGACACAGAAATGACAAAGCAATAATCTGTGCCCAATCCTTTAATTGTTTCATTGTGTTTGTAGAAGTTTCTTAATATTAGCTAAAGTTTTCTCAAACTCCAACCTAGCGTTCTTATATAAATAGCTTCGTGAAGGTAATGGAAAAAATGGGTCTTGTTTACCTTTAAATTGCCTAGCATATTCTACTAATCCATATTCTTGTAGAAAAGACTTATCTACATTAACTCCTGTGCCAAATTCTATAAAAGGAGCATAGTTAACATTATTTATTCCTCCTGCCTTGACAATCCAGGTCAAACCATTATTTGATACAACGGAACGGATAGTTCCCTGTAAATCGCCTGTCTTATACGGAACATCTCTTTTAGCATCTGCCTCAGTTCTTTCTGCCCAATCCTTTACTTCCTTATAGATGCCTTGCTGTACATCTTTAGAGTACTGGTCTAAATCCTTTAAAAGAATGTTGATTCCACTTACCTTAACTTGGACTCCCATTTCTATTAGTCGTTTCCATTGCAGAGAATGCCTTTATTGTAGTGTATCTTCTCAATGGGTCAACCTTTGGTGCAAGGGCAGTAAAGTAAAACCCTCTCCACTCAATCTGATCACCATTCTGAATGATAACAGAAGGATTGTAACGAATTACTACTTCAATCAATGTGGTTAATTCTTGCTTTTGTGCAACAGTATCTACGCTAGGTGTAATTTCTTTAACACTAGCTCCCTTTGGTTCGTAATAAGTAGATACAGTATTTATAAGCTGTCCTGTAACAGGGTCTTGAGTCTGAACAGACCTTTTAAATACCACTTTTTCACGCATCATGGGAATACTATTCTTCTGTATGGATTAACTAATAACTTTACCTCACTAACCAAGTCAGGCTTCATTTCATCCTCTCTATGTTCGTAATAATGATAGGCTTGACGATATATTGCTTGCTCAATCGCATCATTAACCAAACTTGCATTGGTAACATAGGTAATATTAATATCTTTACCGCCTTCTTTTAGTAAATCACCAAATAAAGTATAACCTGCTGTACTAATTGATTGAATAGGGCCATAAGGCAACTTATAGTTTTTAGGCAAATGCAAAGCAATCAAATTAATTGTCCTTACACCTAAAGACTTTTGCAAGTACTGCTCTATGTTCTGTCTAGCCGACTTAAGAAACAAAGCAATTAAATTGTCATCTGTATCAAAGTCAATTCTAGCATAGTCTTTAAAGTCCTCTAAATCGTAAGGCTCTACATAACTAGCCTCACTTGTAAAGGTCACTTGGACTCCTGTTGCACCTTGATATTCATATACTGGCAATATATCGCCAAGCATATCTTCGTTGTATTCATATCCTGCCATGTCTCAAAGATAATAAAAAAGCCTTGGAAAATATCCAAGGCTCTTAATCTAAACTATTGACTGCTAATTAAGAAGCCAAAGTTACCTTGATGAACGCATCATCATAGAATACTGGAAGTGCAACTCTCTCCTCAACACGAACCAAGATTACGTTCTTCTCAGCATCATCAGAGTTCTGATCGAAGAATCTAATTCTTGGAGCCTGACGAGTCAACAACTGAGCTTGGTTCCAATCACCAACGATACCAGTTCCTTGAGAAAGGTAAGAGTTAGAGAATACAGGGATACCAACCACGTTCAACTGACCGCTGATAGGGTTAACAGTCACAACACCTGGGAAGTCATACTCACCAGAACCAGAAGCCTTACCTAACAAGATGTTTACATAATCTTGGTTAGAAAGAACGATTCCAGTTGGAGTGTGAAGGTTGTTCTTCAACTGACGAAGAGCAGCATCAATCAAGATTTCGATGCTTACAGTCTTAGAGCCATCATAATCCTCAGAGTTAGAAGCACTAAGAAGCAAACCTTGGATAAAGGTATCTTCCTTCTTCAACAATTCTGCACGACCTTTGTTCTGCAAGAATGAAGTCATCCATGCCAAATCTTCGATCATAGATACAGGAACTCCTTTGATTAGACCTGCAATCCACTCGGCATCAGCCTGATAAGTAGTCATTTTAGGCTCAATCTCAGGCTTAGCAACGTTAACTCCACCTTCACCTGTTCCGTATGCCCAAGTATCAGCTCCACCAGTAGTAGCAGTTTCTTTAGGATACTTAACAAATTCACCTGACATAGTTCCACCAGGAATGATATTTCTGTAATGGAAAGACTCATACTTAACCAAGATTGGGTCTCTGAAGTCAGTTACGAAAGGCTCATAACCTGTGAAGTCAGCATAGTTGAAATCTTTCATGGTCATTTCCATACCTTTTCCAGACTTAACATTCTTAACCATCTCAGCGTGGTTAGACTTCAAAGTCTCATGTAAAGACCATCCGAAGTTCTTACGCTCAACTTTAGCAGCAGACTTCTCAGTCATGTCTGCAAGAGCCTTATCCATTTCTTTCTGGATGTCAGCGTGCTTAGCCTGCATATCAGCAGTAAGCTTGTCCATTGCGTCTTTAACTTTTCCGTCAAATCCAGCAACATCTTTTTCTCTCTCAGTAGAGAAGTTTTTCTTTAGGGTTTGTAGCTCTTCAGCTAGGAAGTCCTGAACTTCCTTAATTTGCAATTCTGCCATGATTTCTAAATGTAGATTTAAGTGATTCAATTAATTTATTACTATCCAAATCGGCTTTAACCTCTTCTAAAGTGATTTCTTTCGGCTTTAGAACTTCGTAAAGTGATTTAAGTCTTTCTTCTAGTTTAATAAGCGTCTCATCAGTTGCATCAGATGTTCTGACAAACTTCTCTAGTCTGTCAAGGTATTCAAATGCATCTGTCTCAGACTTTAGGTCAATAAATGTGGTCTCAGGATTTGCTCCTAAGAATTGTACTGCTGATCCTTCGTACATAATTACTTCTTTGATAACATTAGCTTTTTTGTTTCCATCAAAGTACTGCTTGTCCTTTGGTACAGAGAATCCAAAGCTATGTTGGTTAATAAGTCCTGACTCTACCATCTTCATGAAGTCAACACCTAAGCTATGAGTACCAATCTTAGCCTCATATCTTAAACCCTTCATATCCTCCTCTAGGTTGGTTATAAGAGCAACAGATTTCTTGGAATCGTGGTCTAACAAATATTTAATAAGCTTCTTTCCTTGTGGGCCACGCTCTTGGATAGTCTTAGTAAATGCTCCTCTCTCGATAACATCTCCATCCAAGTCCTTATTACCAAACATTGCAAAATACCCAGAAACAATTCCTTGCTTCAAGTCAGCATCTTGAAATCCTTGATTTATACCTTTAGTTTGAAAACCCATATTGCTCTGTTCTTTAATTTCACCTAATTCTCTCAGTTTACTTCTGCTCCACGTTAGTGCAGCCTTTCCTCCCCATGCATCATACATCAAAAGACCGCATCCATCCTCATAAGACGTAGAAGATTGTAAATCAACCTCGTGTCTACTTAGATAGCTATACATTCTTTTGATTGTATCTACTGATACAGGCTCGCCTTTTGCAAGCTGATTGGCTCTCTGTTTTCCGACATCCGTACCACAAGAACCCCATCCATTCTCTTCAACAAATTTAAGAACCCTTTTAGCGTTATTTCTAACTGCCTCAGGATAATCTGAATAGCTTTTTTGCTCAATAGTTACCAAATCGCAATTCTCATTCATACACAAAGATTGAAAAAAACTATCAAACATACAAACTCATAGAAGATGACTAATTGACTTTCTAGTATCTTGTTTGCTCTCAAACCGATAATAGTGAAACAAGTATATACCTTTGGCAATACCAATCCTTAGTCTATGCTTCATTACCTGCTTACAGAAATGATAGTCAAAGAAATGCCCATTAATCTGAATACCTCCTTCGGGGAATCCCCCGACTTTCCCCCAAGTTTTTTTGCTAAATAACATGAACAAACCACCAATAGATTGATTTATAGGCATCACATTACTTCCATGCTGCTTATACAAGTCAACAGCAATCTTTCTATGATTCATAATGTCAGAATCATCTGACTTTATGCCATCTACAAGCTGATAGTGCAATCCCAAACGATTAGTCATGCATCCTACTAGATCAAAGTCACCTCTTTGTGCTATCTCCTCGCATTGCTGATATATCTTCTCATGATACATCGGTAGCGTATCAATATCTCGTAGACAAATCCAATCATCGTCAGGCAGACCTTGTATTATTGTGTTTATAGCCTTTCCTATGTTCTTGTCAGACCTACCAGGTGTTATGTGGTGTACTTGAATAGTTTTATTCACTTTTATAACCACTTTATGTTGCTTTACACTAATCCACCTTGATCTTACAGAACTTGGCTTAATATTTTCCATTCTTAACTGCAATAACCACATTGCATAAGGTAAAGCCAACTGGTCTCTATTAGTATAATTACTAACTATCTCCCAAGTCTTATCCATCAATTTATTCTGCACTTCGTTTCTATTTGAACGGATAAAAAAATTGTTTTCATACAAACCTGCCTTATCAGGAAACTTACTCTCAATATAATATCGAATCTGTCTCTTTACTTGATCCTCGTTAGCCTTTTTTAGCTTTACAACTTCTTTAGCCTCATCTAAAACATTAGTTCTTAACGGATGAGTAAACCATATAGGATAGGATGGTGGTTCTGATAATAAAACAACATTAGCATCTACATAGCAAACTAAATCGTATTCACTTAGATACAAATGTGATAGAAACTTATACCTCCTAGACTCCTTCTGTCTATCTGTAATGCCATCCACCACTCTTATTTGCCATCCATCAACCTTTAGCTCTGCATTGTCTGTAAATAACACAAAGTCCCACCCCTCAAACTTAGGGGCAGGACTGACATCATCGTAGTCTCCAAACAAGACCGAATAAATTACTTTCATCTTAAATTTCTCCAAGTTCTCTCATCGTAAAAATTATTATTCATATCTGAGCTTGCAAATCCAAAGATACACTCATCCTTTGTGGCCATTATTCCTGGGAACTGCTCAGTCAAGTACTTGTCTAGCGTTAGCTTAGTTTTTTTTAGTCTTGACTTAATTTTATCAGTTGCAAACCAATAGAACGACCC